TATTTAGCCAACAAAACAGGGTCGCTTCTGACCGCTCCGTTAGTTTCCTTCATCCAGTTCTGCCATACAACCAAGGGAATAGACGCTACCTTTCTTCCAAACATACCATCTGTAGGGTTATTTATTCCACTGTTGAATTCTTTCTTGTTATTATCCAGTACAGGTGCTGTATCCTGTACCTTGGTTAAGGTAAACTCTTTGTCACCTTCTTCAAAGTAAGTTGTAGATGTTTCATCTATATCAAATATGGTCTTAGACATACCCCTTGCCTCCTACCTTGGCAACCTTTTGTGGTTTGCTGTAAGCCTTTTTCAGTTCAGCCATAGCATCTACTTTCTTCGATTCAACCTTTTTGTCAGGCTGTCTATCAAAATGTTTCTTACTTAGTTTCATGTTCTTTCCTTTATAGGTCATCTAATTCAAAAGGTCAGCCCCCCGAAGGGGGCATCCCAATTACCGCTCCTAGAGAGCCGGGTCCCAACCAAGGATGGCACCGTTAGCAGCCTCATTGCGGGCACGTAAACCGTACTCCACAACCAGTTGCTTCGCCATGCTATCACCTGTACGGGCCAGATCAAAGGTATTGAAAGGTCGCAGATAAGCGATATCCCAATACTCATAATCTAGGAAGTAGCAGGTCTTGGCAGGCATATGCCGGTTAGGTACAATCTGAAGATTGCCAAAGTCACTGACATAGATGTCAACCGCAGCCACGACATATGCAGGCGACTGATCATTAGCAGACGTACGCAACTCAGAAACACTCTGCGAAAGCGTAGAGATTTTCTGCTTAAGCGCACCATCAACCATGATGACACTTGGGCTTGCACCCGCATCCCAACACTTCTTCATGAGGTCTTTGATGTCGGACTCAACAACAGCCTTATCTGTACCCGCAGTCGGAGGAGTCGTACCAAAAGCGGAAGAAGCAGCAGCCGTTCCGTTCTCTAGGTTTGACTGAATCCATGCACCGACAGAGCCAGTTTCACGTGCCGTACCTGACGAACCCGCAACCATACCGTTGTTGGTAAGAAGCATTGCTTCCATGTCCAACTTCAGTTCTTTTGCACGTTTCGCCATTTGATAGGCTTCCGTAGATTTACGACCCGCAAAGTCAACGGCTTCAGCGGTTCCAGAAGTCTGGATTGCTTTCGTGCTGATCTGCGTGTAGTTTCCACGGCGTGTCGGTTCCGCCACTGCAAGCGCACTTGCGTCATCGCCTTCAGCAACACGGTTACTGGTACTGGCTGATGCAAGAGAATCCGTCTGCCACTCAAAGTAGGTATTATCGCAAGACGATTTACCAATGTTTGACATGAACGGAGTTTCTTCCGGACTGATATTGTAAATGATATTTGACAGGTCTTCACGAATGCCAATGGCTCCGTAAGTTTCCCGTGTATTAGTTGGTACTGCCATAGTATTTTCTCCTTAGAAAATATCCTCTAACAGTTTGGCTGCATCTGCAACCTTCCCTGAAGAGTTTAGTTGTTTTGAAAGTTCGGCTTTACGCCTACGTTTAGCATCGGACTTGGGTCGCTTGGCTCCGCTCTTAGTCATCTTAGGTTTGTTTTTAACCTTCTTGTTTTTCAAGTCAGCATTTTGAAGCGCATCATATTTCATGGCTTTATGAATAAGATATACAGACCTTGAATCAACAAGACCCTCCATCTCTTCTTTGGTAAACCCGGAGGTTACACCATAATCCATAATATCTTTAGCGATCTTAGGTTGTGCATCGGGATCATTCCATTCAGGAATAAGTTTCCCTAGTTTACCTATCTCCTCTGCTACAGCCTTCTGACGAATTTGCTCCATCTCTTGCTGTTGCTGTGCTTGTACCTGCTGTTGGTGGTAATGCACTGACTTGATGCGTTCCTGTTCTTCACGGAATTCATCACGCTTGGTGACATACTCTAGCGGGTCTTCGTTCTTTAATCGCTGCCAATCAACATTCTGAAACTTACTCATGTTCTGAGATAACTGTTGACCTAGTTGGCCTAACGCCTGTTCGTACTGTTGACGCTGCGCCATCAATTGATTTAGTCCGTTCTGGTATTCAGCACGTTCCGCATCAATAGTTCTGCGCTCTTCTGATAACTCCTGCGTCTTTTTTGTGTAGTCAGACTGCCGTGAATAGCCTTGTTGCAATTCTTCTAAGGATACCTCTATGTCTTGACCATCAACTTTGATGGTGTACATTTCGGTTTCCTGCCCTTCAGCATCACGATTGTCTGTTGCTTCATATTCCTCATCTTCATCTTCATATTCTTCAGACTCAGACTCAGATACTTCAGCCTCCTCTTCTAAAACTTCCTCTTCCTCTACAGGTTGTGATTCCGTTTCTTCTACAGGTTGATCTTCTGCCACTACTGGTTGCGCCTCATCAGCGTCCATAAGTTTTAGAATCTCTTCTTGTGCGTTAGCAATGTTCATTGCTTCGCTTAATGGTTCGGTGGGTCGCTCAACTGGAGTAGTGTCCACCACATTTGGTATAGCCATAATTTAAATATTTCTCATTGTTGATGTAAATTTAGTTATTTGTCCTTCCTCAAATATTGATTGGATATGTCCTACTAATCTATCCACCAGTTTGAGTTCAAGCCAAATCTGTTCTCTACTCTCAATATCATGTTGGCTTGTCACTTGCCACTCATGTAGTAGTTGCGCTTTTAACGCTTCTATACTTTCTGCAAATAGATCATCTTCTAATAATCTTTTCGCATTGCTCTGCCTTTGTTCAGGTGTCATTGTCCTATTTTAACTGCCCTCTTTTGTTTGTCTTCTATTGCTAGTTCAGCCATTTTGAATTTAGATTCCATCTTGGTTTCTTGAATCTCATTCTGAACCTTCATTCTCTTAACCTCTAGTTCACCCTGCTTAACCTGTGTGTCTACGTTAAGAGCCTGTAACTGTGCCTCTTGCATAGGATCAGGTTGTGGAGGTTCTTGCATCTGAGGAGGTGTAAGATAATCGTTTACATTCTGATACCCCATAGACTTGAGCAATGATGCCTGCAAGTTATATAGGTTCTCAGGGGTAACCATTGGGCTACCAGAGGCTTGTTGACCCATAGCCATCTGAGTCAACTGAGTCAACTGTGCAACCTGCTGATCCTTATTACCGTTGCCCAGAGCAACAGACACAGTAGCATCCATCCTGTCAGCCCATGACCTTGGGTTAACTTCTACCCATTGATCCCTGAGTTTGATGACACGCTTCTTGTCCATGTTCTTAACTAACAGTTCATATATCTTACACATCAAATCCTTAACGCCTGTCTCAGCAAAGTTACGGGCTATAAGTTCCACTCTTGATTGTGATGCAGTCATTACGGCGTTAACAGCAGTAGCCGTAGTATGAGAGGTCAATGCGTCCTCATTCATTCCTTGACTCATTCTGCTTACACCTGCACGTGACTCACGTACATCATCCAGATACTGAACCATGTTAAACACAAAAGGTTCAAGCGGAGGAGTAGCCAGAGGGGTGACAGCATTAGGTGACTTAACACGTACGATGCCTCCCGGTCTAGCCGTCAGTAAATCATCCAGATTTGCCTGACCCTCCAATACCGCAAACCGTCCGTAGTTCTGGTTGTACATATTGTCTAGCAGGTTTCGCATCAGCACACTCTTAATCTTCTGCAATGGCATAACCAAGTCAGCCACAGAAAGACCAAAGAACTTGTGTGATATTTGAATAGGCGTAAGACTGATAAATGGCATATTATCAATTTCATCATTTGCTAATATAGTGCTACCTACTGTACATACCTTACGTAATTCAGCAATACCATCGCCGTCAAAGTCGGTTCGAATAAAAGACTCATAAAGCCAATACTCTTGCATGGACTCTTCAGGTGCTGCATTTTGTGATGTATTGAAAAAATCTTGTGTGTGATCAAAAGCGTATCTGGCATTCTGCTCATCGTTCCACATAGGGCTTCCTGTGTCACCACCCTTGAGGTCTTCAACATCTATATCAGGATACATCTGCCTAAGTTCTGACAAAGTTTTTCTTACACGATGACAAATAAACCTTGCATCTTCTATGGTTTTTGCTTCACGGTTAATAAGAAACTCTTCAGGCGGTACGTTTTCAATGCATACTTTACCGTTGTACTGTGATCTTTTTACAATAACATCATGGTAAAAGTTTCCATCTTCACCGCCATACTCATCATGCTCTATGACCTCTACTGAGTTATCAGACATTAATGCTTCAAACTCTAGGTCATTAAGGTTATTGTATTCTTCACGTACGTACTCATCGTACTCATCCCACCACACTTTGATGATGCCGTTCTTTTGTAGAAGCGCATCAGTAAACCACTGGTACATAATCTCCCAACCGTTGTGTTGGTTCTGTAGCACGTAGTTTACATAGTCTGTGGCTTGTGCAGCCATGTCAACCTCACCCGGATTATTAGGCTCAAATTTAACCAGTTCGTCACCGGAGGCAAACACACGCATGAGTGAAGGTTTAATCCACTCAACCGTATCCTGTACTGTGCTGTCTACATACTGGCTTCTACCTTCAATCTCATTACCCAAAGGAAGAGCATAGTAATAGCGCATGGCTTCACGACGTTGCTCAGAAACGTCATCACCATATCCTACAGCCTCATTAATCTCTCCATCAATTCGGCTTACAATTTCATCTTCTGTTACTGGATCACTCATACAATTCCTAGTTCCTGATATTCTAAAGGTTTATCGAAGTTAAAGTTCCACGTGTCACCAGAACCCGGCACTCCAAATCTTCTGCTCATAAAACAATATCTCATTGCGCTCATACTGTCATCTCTAACTGCCACAATCTTTCCATCCTTTCTGTGGTACTGTCTATACTCTTGTAAGACATGGAATAAGTTTTCAAATATTTTAAATCTACCCTCTTCCATCCAAACTACCATCTGCTGAATACCTTCCTCCACACTGTTAGAGCCTTTCTTCTGCCCCAACGCCGGGGGATTGGAGAAATGCTCAAGTAGAAAATTGCAGCCAAGAGTCCGATACTGGTCTGCCAACCCCGGATTACCAATGCTATCACGACGATTACCATCGTGGGGATAAGCAACAGGAATGAAAGAAGGACGGCGCATAATCTCAATAGAATGTTCCGCAGGGCTACGCTTATTAGCATTATATGCATCATAAACATAGAACGTATCCTCACTCTTATCATATGCTCCCCATATAACAGCAGTATCATGGTCCCAACCAAAATCTATTCCTGCTATTCTGTCCCAATCCTCCGGTATATCAAAAGGATCACACATTATTTTTTCTTCTGGTATCGGAAATACTAAACCCGAACCAATTGTTGGTTTACCAAACTTCCGCATCTCCCTCTCATGAGGTGAATACGCAGACAGAATCTGTCTCATCGTATCGTCATCAAGATGTCCGGGCTTACCCCGAAGTGTCTTAACGTGTTCACTAGCGTCATCCCATGTTGCATTCGTTAGGGACTGACCCTTCTGAATGTTGTTCATGAATGCGCTTACAGTCTCTGTCATACCCTTCTCAGGGGTAAAAGTAAGGTACACCATACCCTTGCGGTCTAACGTACGTGTCACAGCCTGTGAGTACAATGATCTGTCAGGCTCTTCGTCTAGCCAGATGCAGTCAACAGAGCGACCCATCCATTTCTCTACACCAGATTCATATGACTTAAAGTGTACAGTGGAGTTCTCTCCGCTTGAGTGCTTGATCAGAGCCAATGCTTTCGCATTAGGCACACCGGGCTTGCGCTCAGTGCTTACTATACAATCTCTAGGTATCGCTCCTGTTCCATATGCGTCAGGGTCTTCAGGGGCACCTAGCAGTTCTGCTTGGCAGATGTCTCTGGTAGATTCGTTAGACACACCACCAACCCATGCGGTGATAGGCTTGTAGTATCGTTTACCTTCCCACCAGTCAGGGTATATACCCGTCAGGTGCATAGCCATCTCAGCAGCGCCGGAGTAGGACTTGCCTATTCGGTTAGCGCACATTAACAACCTTTGATTATTTTCAAATCCTGTCTTGTGAAACTTCTGTTGAAATGGATATGGATCGTAAAAATGAATCCTGCTGTACTTCTGCCTCTTGTAGAGTTCCTTTGCCGTAGCAATGGCTTGTTCTAACTGTTCTTTATTTTTCATTTATCCCTTGCGTTTTTTACTCTTAGGTATTCCTTTGTTTAATTCTGATACGATTTTTTTAGTGTTCATTGACATCTCAAGGGGTATACTTTTAACAGGCGAAGGTTTGCGTTTCTTGTACCACTGGTTTGTTTTCTTTGGCGTACCCTTTGGGGTTGGACTATTGTTCTCACCCAACCGACTTCTAAATGATGACATAATTATCTCCTATTGTAAAAGTGAAGTTACTTCTTTAAATTCTTTTTCCAACTCTTCAGTAGTCTTCTCTTCTATACTGGTTACAGTTTGTTCGATCTTGTCTACTGGTTTAAAGCCACCACGATCTAACAGGTCTTTTACTGCGTTAAGACGTACAGCCTCAGTCTCAGCATTCTGAACCATGGTGATCAACTGGTTGATTGCAAGGGGTATGCTATCCTGAAGCATACGCTTCTGACGCTCCTCTATAAGATTCTTAAATTTGTTCTTGAGTTCGTATCCACGTTGCTTCGGACTTCCATACCCTGCAATTTCTGCTGCCTTTGCTGCATTACCAGTCAACAGAAACATCTCTACAAACTTTTCCTGTTGTGCGTTATTCGTTTTCATAAGTGCCATATGCTATTCCTGCTCCTAGTATTCCTGCGGGTACCGCCCTTCTTCCTGCATACCTTCCATAATTAACTTTAACTGGCGCTGTGATTTCATCTACAGCAGACCTTTGCGCTGCGGTCATTGGGTCTACTAATGTTTCCTTTTTCTTTTGGGTTTTCTTTTTTAATTCTGC